AGAAGCCAAACATCTATCCTACTCCGCTGGCGCGATTGTCAGTTCCCCGGCAGCAACCAGGGCCATGATGTTCTGGTAATCCGTGTTGGCTGGGTCCAGCGGAACGAAGCTGGTCACGCCGTTGATGTCAACGCGAATTTCGTTGTTGATTCCGTTGACGGCTATATATTGAGCGTTTGTGTATATTGGCATGGCTATAACTCTATGGCTGCGACCCAGTGACAAGCAGAAGCCCAGGCACCAGAACCGGCACTTCCTGCGCCACCGGCGTCATTAAAAACAAAACCAGCAGTTCCTATGCCCGTTAAACTAAACGATGCAGATGAGATATTATCTGTTTGGGCATTGTTAGATGCAAAAGACGATGATTTGCTGGCATTACCAGCCAAATCCCAATAACTAAGAGTTGGTGAGGCCCTCATTTCAACAGGAAATCTAATCCCCGTTCTTGTGTTCCCGGTGCCGCCGGCAAGGCCAGAAAGCGCAGCATATCCACCCGTTGATCCCGTACCAGGGACTACAGCTAAACCGTAACTTTTACAGTAATACCGCTGACATAGATTGATTTCCTGCCCATACTGCCGCCGCTCAAATGGCGTGGCGGCGGTGCCGACTTCGAGTTGGACGCCGGTGATGTAGAAGGTCGCGCCGTTGGTGCCGACTAAATTAACTTGCCCAGTAACCCCAACATAAATAGTTGAACTCCATGAACCCGCCGTAGAAACTTTTGAAGAACCCGCACCAATACTCCACCCGATCAAAATACCAATACTATTATCGCTTGCCCATGTTCCAGTCGTATCCCCAGAGATCGTGACTGATTTTTGTTCCCAAGTATTTGCGGCGGAAATACTATAGGAGAAAACATACCCTCTATTCCCTGCATTATTTTTAAGAAACCCACCAAATGTTCCTGTTAAGGAACTACGAACCCAAAATGATAAAGTGATTGTTTGAGCATTTGCCGCTCCCCATCCAAGGTCAGCGACATTAAAACCTTCTATCGCTTGGCAAATTTCAAACTCATCTGTTGAAGTCACACTATACGCCGATGAAGACGTAGCACCCAAATAGTTTTTAAATCCCCCTGGCGGAGTTACAGAACCGGCATTTTGTTGAGCAGTGAACTTTGATGTTTGACTTAAATACGCAACAAACCGATCAACAAGATACTGTCCCGATGTCGGCGTCACACTCGCCCCCGCATTCCTCTGGTCAATCCGCATATCGCCATTGATAATCCGGTTCCGCAGAAAGCTGCTGTTCGGCACCGGGGTTCCGGCAAACGTGGCATTGCCGCTGCTGTCCAGCACGATGTTGTTGCTGGCGGAGGATGCGTGCTTGAGGTTGGTGGCAGCGAGTGTGGACATAATTAGACCCCCAGGGCGACCTTAATTTCATCTGGCGTTGCAGCCGTATCAATCGCCGTCTGCATGGCGGAATACTTATCACGAATTGCCTGACGCGAGGCTTCTGCTGCCACAGAATCAACACCAGGGATTTGCTTCATGATGATTTCATCATGCGGCTTGAACTCCTCCGCACGGGCCGCACGGCGCATATCATGCGCGATGGCCTTGGCCTTGGTGATGTTCACAGTAATCATGGTGTGTACTCCCACGCACCACGGAAGGTGCGGTCTGATGGAATATCAGCGACATCCACGATCTTGAATGGCTTACCCTCTGGCACATCCTTGGCGGCGATTTCTTCAATTGTCAGACCGCATTCGGGGGCAGGGATGATCACAGCAACACCGCCTTCGTCTGTGGGGTAGATGATGCGAGAGTTCATGGTTATCTCCTAGCGGAAGATGGCAACACAAACATTATTTGGATCATAAGTTGAACTTGCGTAACCGGCAACAATTTGCAAAGATCCAGTGTTAAAAGCAAATACTTCAGCAGCCGTTGATCTAGACGCGCCACCAGCATGACTTACAGCGGTTACCGCGCTATAATTAACATCAGGCATAGCATTAGTGAAGTTCAGCGTATAATCGCCAGTTCCGTTGTCAGTAATGCTAGTGACATTACCGCTCCCCCTAATCGCCACCGTGCCAGTGCCATTGAAATTCACCCAAGCCCGGCACCCATACGCCGTGGCAACGGAGCCGTAGCCAGAGTTGAATTGAAGGCTGCCATCGCCGGTTATTCTTACCCTATCAACGCGTCTATCAGAGGTTCTTGATCCTGCTGGAGTTGTTGACCAAAGCCACCCAGAAGAACCATCTGTATTTACATCAAGCAACATATTGGCAATAGCAATGCCATTTTCATTGCGACCGTCATAAAAAAGACCTCTATACACAGAAGCACTCGCGCCATTGTTTTGATTTGCAAACCCAGTAAATGTACTACCAGTTGCACCCAAAACGGACAAATTACCTCCTGAAACTTGAAGGCGATCCCCCGGCGAACTCGTCCCGATCCCCACATTCCCACTACTATCAATCCGCATTACCTCAGAGCCGCCTTCACCAAAGGCAATCGTATCGGCGGCGGGGAAGAATATCCCCGTATTCGTGTCGGTGCCTTGCACAGCCGGGGTGGAGGCAGAGCCGTCAACACCCGCGATACCTGTGGAGCCTGAGATGGTGATTGGCATAGCCTACCCCTTCACAATGTTTACAATACGCGAGTTATCCTCAAGTGCAACAAATTCATGCGGATCATTGGGCTTCCAATCAGCCACATCACCCGCCTTCAAAACCCGCTCCCAGCCATTGCCATGCGCCTTGAAGCTGCCTCTTGCAACCACGGTAATATGCACATCGCCCTCGCCATGCTGGTGCATAGGCAGCAAATCACCAGCAACGGGAAAGTCAAACACAGTCCCGTTCAATTTACCAAAGGTGATGGGCTTTGTTTGCAACATCAGATCACCGTGGGGCCTTCTGATGGGGTGTCAGGAGCTTCAGGCTCAGGAGGCGGCGGAGGATTTGGATCAACAGGCGCACCATCAACCCACAGCCAGCCAATGTTCATCGGGCCGTCCCACTGATGCAATTCGCAGCCCTCGGGCGGCGTGTATGGCGTAACGCCATCCCAATCAACGACATTCACGATCACGCCATTCTGCACCATTGCGTAATTCATGACTTTCTTCTCCATATAAAACTTGATCAATTCCTCTGGTGATGGAGCGCCAGGAGGCGCAAGCATAGAGAGCAGCATTAGCTGTACTCATACACGATGATGTATCCAGCGCCGCCAGCTCCGCCGCCAGGAACACTGGGTTGACCAGAAGTACCTCCAGCCCCACCAGCCCCAATGGTAACAGTTTCAGTTGCACCCACAGTAGTTGTGTATTTAATACAAGTTTCGCCCTGACCGCCGCCACCGCCTTGACCATAAGTTATACCGGCACCACCACTACCACCACCACCTCGAACTCCGGCAATACCAGCAGTCCCACCAAGGCCCCCGACTGTTGCAGGAACAGATTTTCCTGCCCCTTGACCTCCACCAAATCCTGAAATTCCAAAAAGAAAACTACAGTTAACGCTAGCATCTAGTTTAATGCCACCCGGCTCACCGCGTATGGCTATTGTTGCGCCAGTACCTCCGGTTCCACCATTACCTCCAGAACCGTTACTATTATTAGGGCCAAAACCACCGCTTCCGCCCGCTGCGCTAACATGAGAGCCAAAAGATGTAGTACCTCCTGATGAACCGTTAGTAGCTGTTGTGCCTGAAAACCAAGGCGAACCACCACCACCACCCCCACCAACAGCCACCACAACCGCCGTGGTAACGCCGCTGGTGCGGGTGTAGGTGCCGGATGAGGTAAAGACCTGGACGTTCTTGAGAGCGCCCGTGCCAGCAGCAGCCTGCCACGAAGGCGCAGAGCCAGAGCCATTGGAGGTCAATACCTGACCCGAGGTGCCGTAGTTTGCGCCTTGCAGACCAATCTGCCCGGCAGGGCCAATGCGGAAATCCTCTGTGCCAGCAGCGGAAATTGCTACCGTATCGGCGGCAGGGAAGAAAATACCAGTATTCGTGTCGCCAGTAGTGGTGATGCTTGGCGCGGCAGCACTGCCAGCAGCAAACTCAACAGTGGAGGCGCCGGTTGTTGTGACCATAGTGCCAGTGGCAGCAGGAATGGTGACTGTGAAATCACTCGCCGTGCTGGGCGTGGTTAGGGTGACGCTGCCGCCACCTGTGGAGTTGAGCTTTACAGGCATCAGGTGACCACCCACGTTGAACCTGACGGAACGGTGACGGTGATCCCGCTATTTACGGTAATCGGCCCCGCCGTCATGGCGTTGTAATTGGTTGGGATTGTGTAATCGGCGGATACGGTTGTCGGGTTCACAAAGAACGTGCCAGCAACATCGCCATTTACTGTTAGTTTGGAGCCAAGGGTTGTGGTCCCAATCCCCACGTTCCCATTGAAGTAATTGTCAGCAGTGCCATTGGCGTAGAAATTCCAACGCCCTGTGCCGGAGGCAATGTTGGAATAAAAGCCGTAGTTGTTGGTGGCTCCCGTCAAACTGCTCGCAACATAAAACCCATGTTGATTAGTAATGGCGGAAGTAGCACCAATAGTTCCTTGAACGGCAGCAAAATGCCTAAATTCGCCAAGCGTGAAAGCTGTTGCTTGTGTATTTGATTGAGAAAGATAACCGTAGTTTACTGTCGTGACATCAGACTGAACTTGCCCAGAAGACAAAATTCCATACGCAGTTGTCGCGCCGGTTAAAGTTTTTGCTATAGTTACTGTTGCGCCGGTAGTGCCTGTAGAACCAATACCAATTATTCCGGCATTAGTAATCCGCATGCGCTCAGTCGGGCTGGAAGCCCCATCAGCCGTGGTGCTGAACACCAGCCGTCCAGGCATATCGTTCGTGCCGGGGGTGCCGTCAACGGCGGCTGTAATAGTTGCGGCAGAAATAAATGTCGCCCCGTCATCTCCAGTAAATGTAATGTTCCCAACTATGTCGCCACTTTGCACAATTGCGTTTGTGCCGATTGTGGCGCTACGGGACTTCCCAATTAACACAGATGGGCCAGTTGAAGCAGCGTTCCAGCGAATACCACTGAACGGCGTCCCGCTATTAGATTGATAAGCCGCTCCGGTTAAGTTGGCTGTGTAGCCTTGAATAACAAACCCAGAAGCATCAACCACAAACGGCGTCGAATCTGGATTAGCGCTATCCTCAACCACCAGCGCATTGCCCGCGCCTGTTTGAGTAATGCGAAGGGCTGCTGAAGAACTATTTACCTCAATCAGATTAGGTTGATCTTCAACATTCGTTTTGCTGGCAGGAAGGCTAATAAACACATCCTTGGTGCCAGAAGTGAATGTAACAACACTACCGCCATTGCTGGATGATAGAATGGTTGTGCGCGCCAATGTAGATGGGCTGGTAAATGTACCAATACCCACTTCCCAATTAGCGCCACCCTGGTCGGCGATAGTGTAGTAAGTGGTATCGCTTGTTGCCATAACAGACGCAAAGGTCTGATAGCCAGTTACTGCCCCACCAAGCGTGAAGTTTCCCGTGCCTGTGCTTACGCTGCTTTCACGAACCCGGTCTGCAATCACAAAGGCCATATCAGTTGATCCTTATAATCGCGCTGAGATCAGTGATCTGCGGGAACTGAACGCTAAAGCTATTGCTCACAGCAAACCGCGTGGTCCCGAAATCAAGGACCAAGCACACGGGGTTTGTGTATGTGTGGGCAGGGGTGGTGTTGTAGATCAAAGCACCACGCGCCGAGAACGAAGCGCCAGCCCATGTGGCGGTCTCAAACGAACACACCCCAGCTAAATTGTATTCAGACGGAGCAATATTGGTCAGCGTCAAGCCACCAGCGGTGTAGCCAGTACCACTGATCTCGCCAGTGGTGGTGTACTGAGAGGTCGTTACATTGATGTTCGCAGCCTCAGTGTACAGCGCAATCTTAAAGACATCGCCGCCAACGACCCGAAAATCATGCACCCCTTCCAGAAGCTGCTTCTTGAAGCTTGTGCAAAACGCCTGAACAATCATCGTTCATCCTATGTCGGCATGATCCGAGGCAGATCAAGGCGGAAGTTATCCCGCTTATCCTGACCCTCACCCAGAACCTTCAGCCGTCCAAGAGCTTCATCATACCGCGCACGATACAGGGTAGTCAGATCAGCGTCACCCTTCATGTAGGTGTACGCCTCAGACAAGCACCCATAGAACAAGACACTCTCAGTGTTATCCCCAAGCCAAGAATTGCCAGCCTCCACAATGCTGGGAGGCTCATAGAAGTAGTGAAGTTCTACTTCATAAAAATCATCTGGCGTGGGAGACACCACAAAGGTCGCATCATTGAATAGGGCATAATACCTCGGCACCCCCGTTGCAGACGGGTCTGGGAACGCCTCATTGATGTACCCAACCTCTTTCTCAAGAAGGTATGAATAAACCCCTGTTGCGCTCTTAGCCGCCATTGAATAGGCCGCAAGGAAGTCTGTGGGAGCCGCCAGATACTTATTGCCCGAAACAAAGTTTGATGTGGCATTACGCTTGAGAGCCGGGATCTGAACCGATTGATAGATTCGATCCTCAGCCAGCTTCACAATCTCAGGAATAGCGGCAATGAACTCAGACGAAGAGTTCTGCGTGTAATCCTGTAATAGGGTTACAAGAGTTGTGTAGTTCATTGCTGCCTATCCCTCAGCCCATTGGGCCGCGAGCCATAGTACCCTTTGTGGCCGCGCCTGTCCCGCGAATTTTCGTGGGCTTGTAGGGGGCAACGCCCTCATCCACAATGGCTTGATCCGGGGCCTTGGCGTTCTTGACCACCTTGCCAACCGCGCCAGTGTTGGAACCCTGGTCAGCCGAAACCGACTTGAACGGGTTTCCAGTGCTGGGGCCTTTGGCCCGGCCACTCTGGTTCATGGCACGAGCGATATTCCGCCCGTACTTCTTCATGTTTTCGCTTGTCACTCCAGCCATTTGCTTCGTCCTTATGAGATGTAAATGCTGACAATGCCAACATTGCCGTTTGAGGTGGTGGCTGAATTGCCCACAGGATTCCAGCCAGGAAGGCTCCTGCCCGGATTGATGTCGGGCCGTGGGTCTTGAAGAGCTACAGGATCATTGATTGGGAACTTGCCCAACTGATACTGAGGATGGTCAACGTCATTACATTCATTGCAAACCTTCAGCCCCGTTGGCTTCTGGTTCACAACTTGCCAAGTCAGATCCTTCAGATCATACCGCTGATAGCAGCGGTCACAGAAGGCGTATGCCTTATTACCACGGGCAAACTTGACCGCCATAAACCGCTACCTCACGGGTAAGAAGACCAAGGCACGAACCTAGCTGGTTCACGCCCACGGTCTTCATCTGAGGCAAGCTTCCACTGCTCCTCATAATCAGCCTTGAGGATCTGCAACCTCCCTGTGGCTTCTGGCCGCTTCAGAGCAATCTGATACGCCAACGCAGCCGACAGCGCCGGGACAAACCGGACAGGCATATCCATGACATCGGTGGCAAATGTGGCATCCTGAATGCGCCTCATCGTCCAGTATAGGAT